GATAGAGGGCTTATTAATACCAAGTACTACATCAGCATGTTGTAATAGAGCATCTGCTCCAAATAAATCAGAATCTAATACATAATTCCCATAGTCACCATCTTTGGATCTGTCTGGGTTATCTATATTCCTATTTAGCTGACTCAAGACAAGAAATGCCACAGGATAATGCTTTTTCATATATGTTAGAGCTTCCCCTAAAGCATATAATACTTCAAACTTATCCTTCTGACCCTTTCCTACTTTAAGTAGCGCTGAGTGGTCAATAGTAACCAGAGCATTTGTGTAGTTTCCATCTTCATCTTTGTGAGCTTCCATATAATAATGTATAGTAGCACACATCTCATCAACAGTACACGGATCATATACTACATCTATGACATCAGTCTCGGCAGTTTGCTCATAGTACTGAACGCATTTTAAGTATAGATCCTTATCCACAGGTTCCCCCTTGCTCATTAATGTATTGTAATCAGAAGCAGTATTCAGACTCAGCTTTCTGATACCATTGGTCTCATCAAGCATTTCAAACTGGAACTTAAGTACTCTAAACTTATGGTCTTTATTCTCCTCAATAATATCAGAGATTAACTGTTCCATAAATAGAGTCTTACCTGTTCCCGGTCTAGCACCAACTACGGTGATAGTTCTCCATTCCAATCCATCACAGAAGGCATCATTAAATTTGGGCCATGAACTTTTGAGTGACTTTAACTCACCAGATCTTCTAGCCTTCATTTTAAGAAGAGCTTTTCTTAGAGCGTCTCTCTCACTCACAGGCTTCAAAGCCCGGGCACCGTTATATAATTCTGCCATAATAAAGGATTTATTCTGTAAGTCTAAGCTTTATATCATTATATAAATAATGAGAAAAGCCTACTATAAATTCAATTGCTAAGAACTGCAAGATATTCATATCTATTAGGACAGTCTTAACTAGCAACCAGGATACAATAGATCCAAATGTTGCAATAAGAAATAACTTAAATCTAATCATACAATCTTTTCTTTAAAGAATACAGGTGCTTCATAATCATCTTGTGAAATCATATCACAATAAGTTGCTAGAGTAGAATCCCAGGTCTTATCTGTATTTTGCTTTCTAACAAAGTACTGTGAGTTACGCATGTAGTTGTATCTATTAATAGAATACTCTTCTACATATTTCTCAGTAGCTTGAATTACTATTTCCCATGAATAATCAAATGTTTCAAAGAACCATCTAAATGCATTCTCTAGACTTTTTACATTAACTCTTGCATAAACTCCACTTGGCAGCTTAGTTGCCGGGAAACATTCATTATAAGTTTTAATATTATCTAGAAAATCATCACCCATAAGGTTTTTAGATGTTTTCTTCTTAGACTTCTTGAAATAGCTTTCAATTTCTTGTATAAATATAAGACTATTACTTGACAATTGCAAGTCTTCTGTAATATAGTTACCTGATTTTAATTTAGCAACTTCAATAGAAGTATTAACTAAATCATTTGGAACTATCTTATTATGTATACAATACAATACATAGAATGCATTAGGACTAAGCCCAGCTTTTATTAGTTTGTTAAATACTTCTTGCATTACCAATGAATTGTATAGTTATATAAATGTTTAACAGTAGTCTGTACCTCTTGAAAGACACCCTTAGAATCCCACTTGCTACCATTATAAGCAGCACTTGCAGGATGAGAAACCATAAATTTAGTACAATTTTCTCCACACATATCTGCCCACTCCTGAGATTTTTTACCCATAAAGACATAAACTAGTCCCGGATGAAAGTTCTTAAAGTAATCAAACAAGTATGCTACAAATGGAGCCCATAGTTCATAATGCTTACCAATCTTACCAACTTCAGTTGTAAGAGCTGTATTAAGCATAAGAATACCCTGATTAGACCATTTCTTTAAATCCAGAGGTCTATCATAAAATGGGTATATCTTAGTTACTTCATCAAGAATAAACCTCAATGAGGGCTGTTCTTTCTCAGATTTACTACAACTAAAGGCAATTCCATCTGCTACACCTAGTGTAGGATAAGGGTCCTGTCCAACTATTACAACTTTTAATTTGTCATAAGGACACTCCTCAAATGCTCTAAATACATCTTTAAGTGTAGGAGTAAACCTTTGTCCATTATTAGACATATTATATAAGTCAGTTAGAATCTTTTCAAACTCTAAACTAAATATAAAAGGTTTAAGTACTCTACCCCAACCACTGGGTTCAAGTTTATTAAATATTTTTTGTTTATAATCATCAACGTCTAGTATATTACTCATAATCATGTATATTTGTTAAAAAAGTATAATATAATGGCTACTGTCAAAGAATTAAAGGATGATGCATTAATGAATGTTGAGGTAAATAAAAGCTTTTACTTTATGGTAAAAAATACTTTGTTTTACTTGTTTAGAAATATGGACATCAAAGAAGAAGATAGAGAAAAAGTTCTTAAAGAACTTATGTCTAAAAACTTCAATGACATGACACATTGGGAACAATCATTTTATGCAATTACTCTTTTACTTGCTGAAATTGAAAGACAAGCCAGTCAAACAAATCAGTATCAAGAAGTAGAAATTGATACTAAGCAAGATTAATATTAAACTCTCTACCAATTTGTATACAAGCTTCAATAGCTAATATCAATTCAGTTTTACTACAGTCTGCAAAAGACTTACAGTATTCAGCACCACCTGCGTCATAACATAGACCAGCATGTTGCTTTATAATAGTTTTCATTTCATCAAATGTATAGCCAGATTCTTTGGCTAATTCTCTTATACAAGCATGGACTTTAGCTAATTGTGCTACAGAACCATCATCTGATGTAATTCCCATAAACACCTCAACCTGTTGTCCTTCAGGTAACTTATCCAAGAAGATCTGATAGTTTAATTTTGATTTATCATCTGGATAAACCAACTTACCATCACGTTTAACTAGTTTTACTGTAAACATCTGTTAATTTTTTAGCAATTTGTTTGGCTAAATAAGGACTGCACTTGTATTTGTACATCACATAGCCGGCTATTATCTTTGGACTCATGATCTCTATGTCCTTATTGTCTAACCTTATTTCCTTTACTATGTGTTCTACTACTACATTTGCCATTACTTAGCTGCCATTGTCTGCATGAATATTTCATGGTTAAGTATCTCATGTGCATAGTTCTTAGCAATCTTCCAATATGCTTGATTTACTTTGCTATACTCACCATGCTCTTCTAATCTCAGGTTTCTAAAATTCTTGATAGATAAAGTAACCATATGAAGATTGTCCTGGTCCTCTGACTCAAGCATTCTAATCATATTCTTTATCTCAGTATCATTTATATAGTCCATTCTCTTTAGCAACTGTAGTTCTGCCATATATACAAATGGCCGGAACATACCTGCTTTACTACCTTTATGGTACATATACCATAGATAATGTAGATTCTGATCTACACCATCAGTAATGTTATAATGCTCTTCTGCAATCTGTGCAGAGAGTGCTTCCATTTCTTTTCTAATATCTGTTTCCATCTTAAAATATGTACCTAATTGTATTCCACGGAAGTATTCCAGTGTGAATCTGTCTAAACTGGTCAATGTATTGAGCTTTTCTTTTGTGCTCGTACCTGACATTCTTGCCACCATACTGAGAAACTTTTGCCTCTTGTATCTTAGGTGTCCAAAGAAATTCTTCACCCGGGAGTTTATGTTCCACATTGTACCAGTGTTTTGTTTCATTATGTGTTAAAAAGATTACCTCAGCTTTAACTCTATCATCAGCCCAACCATTTGATTTTGCTATACCATCTATTGTGTTAAACAATGACATATAACTCTGTAACCAATTATCATGAACAATAACAGGGCTAAAGTTCAAATGAACTTCATACCCTGCATTTAAAAAAAGTCTCACAGCAAAAAGTCTATCATATATACCTGCAGTATTTGGTTCTAGTAGTTTCTGTAACTCCATAGGCATCATACTAAATCTAATTCTAATCTTACCCTCAGGATTAAAGTCTAATAGATCCTTATTTACACACTTAGTAGCAAATGAACCCATAGCAAGTGGATGATCTCTAAAGAACTTAAAGATAGTCTTCCAATCATGATACTTAGCATGTAGAGCAAAGTCCTCATTACAAGAGATATCATATGTAATGTAATCTCCTGTTTGATTTGGTTTGTCCACAGTAGCAAAGAATGCATGTGAATTTATTTCTGTCAGGATATCCATGGTATTTGTTGCCACAGTTAATCCTTCCGGTTTATGCCTCTTCATGTAGCAATAGCCACACGAGTAAAGGCAGCCAAAACCAAAGGACGGACTGATAAAGTCAGTACTACGTCCTGATGGCCTAATAATCATACTTTTTCTAACGACCTCTTCTACAACACTCATAATCTCTTAATCCGCTGTACTTTTCCTAACACTTCTGTAGAAAAGATCACTTCAGGAAATTAATATATGACTGAGCTGCTCTCTTAGTGTCATACTGCATATCAAATCCTGCATTGTTTTTTACTGTCTTCCAGAAAATCCAGAATACTTTTTTCTTCACAACATACTTAGTAACAAAGCCATGTGTTTCTTCTACAATCTTGTAGTCTTTTTTGTTTACACTCATCATTCTAGGTTTAGGTTATAATCTTCTAAGATCCTTCTTAATTCTTCTCTCATTTTTTCAGCAGCTTCTACTTCTTCTGTAGTAGCTTCTCTGTTATCAATTTGCCCGTGCCTGACAACCTTTCTAAGTTCTTGATCAAGATCCCAAACAACACCCTTCCATTTATAGGCATCTAGTGCTG